AACAAAACATCACAAGTACATGGTATTCGTGCAGCGTGTAAAGTAATGAAAACACGTTACAACAAACCGTTTGAAAGTGTACAAGTTGAGATTCCATATGAAACAGGCATGGATCCGTATTCGGGCATGTTTGACTTGATGGACGCAAAAGGATTGCTAGAAAAGAAAGGCAATCGGTACGAATATGTTATGAGTACTGGTGAACCTATTCTAGAATTCCGCAAACGTTGGACAGGAGATCTACTTGACAAAGTTATGGCAGACTTACCAGCTAAAGAAGCACAAGTTGCAAAACTAGCAGCTGACGCAGCTAGAGCAGCAGAAGAAGCAGAACTGGCTGCTCAAGATGCTGAATTGGTAAATACCGAAGATAACTTAGTTGAGGAATAATGTAATATGAACGAAGAAATAGCAGCCGATTTGTGGAACTTGTTTAAAGAATATCTAGATAAAAAACATGTTGAAATGGCAGCAGAACGCTATGTCGATATGTTGGCTGACTATGGAATGTCCGAAGTTCAGTTACAGGATATGATGGGTAATAGTAAAAGACTTGATACTGCTATTCAATATTATTTAGAACTAGATCAGAGCGAAGATGATGAAGATGAATGGGATGAATAATGGGATGGTATAGTCAAGTTAGTCGAGACATATCGGAAATACCTAACGCAATACAACACTTTGAGAACGAGTTGGTAACAGCTCGTTCTGAAGTGAAACTTAAAGGCAATGTAGAACGTGCTGCTGCCGAGATGCCAGGTATTGTTGAACACCGGTTCAATCAACTTCAAGAGATTGAAGCTATTCTTGAATATTTAAATATCGAGTTACGCAAGTTGCGTAGCTCGTTTTTTAAGAAGTATCTAGAAAACTATCAACGTGCATTAAGTAGTCGTGATGTAGAAAAATATGTCGATGGCGAAACAGATGTATGCGACTACGAAAAGATTATTAACGAGTTTGCATTGCTACGTAACAAGTGGTTAGGTGTACTTAAAGCACTTGATCAAAAGCAATGGCAGATTACAAACGTAGTTAAGTTACGAGTAGCAGGCATGGAAGATGCAACATTATGAAACAAGTATACAACTATTGGATGCCTGATACTGATAATCATTTTGAAAGATTGATTACCAAACGTATTAACAATGGCGGCCCTGCACAATATCAAGATGATGTAAGAGATGAAGCATACAAATATGTAAGAGACTTTGATATTGCTATTGATATCGGAGCCAATGTCGGATTATGGGCAAAACCTCTTACTGAAAGATTTAAACGTGTAATAGCATTTGAGCCACTTGAACAAGTGTATAGTTGTTTAGAAAGTAATGTAGCAGGATTAAACGTAGACATACATAAACATGCATTAGGAAACGTAAACGATTTAGTTGAAATGGTATACGATCCTGAAAACACTGGCGGAAGTTTTGTAAGCAATATAGGACAAGGTAGTATTAATATCAAACGACTAGACGATTTGAATCTTCCTAAGTTTGGCCTATTAAAGATAGACTGCGAGCGACACGAACTTGAAGTACTCAAGGGTGCAATGGATACAATACTAAAATACAAACCTATTATTGTATGCGAACAACAAGCTGATACTGACGAATGTGCTGGTCTATTTTTAAAATCGTTTGGTGCTCGTGAAATAACAAATGTAAGAAAGGATTATATTTTTGGATGGTAATGTAAAAACAACAATCGTTACAACATTTGGCGATCAGCATTATGAAATATATGCCAAGTATTTTATGAATAGTTTGGAAAAATATTTAGATGAAAATGTTAATGTGTTAGTATACACTGACACACCTTTATTTGACGATACTGAGAAATGGAAAAACTATATTCTTTCAAAGGAATCTAAAGGACTTAAACGTTTTAAAAAGCGCAATAGTGGAAGACCTGTTAAAGAAGGTACCAAAGGGTTTTATACTGATGCTGTAAGATTTAGTTACAAAAGTTATTGTATTATTGATGCTAGTCGAAAAGTTAAAACTGACAGACTTATTTGGCTCGATGCTGACACCGAAATACTTGCACCTATTAACGAAGAGTACTTGCGTAGCTTCTTAGACAATGATAAGTTTGTAAGCTATCTTGGCCGCGACGGAAAATACACAGAAACAGGTTGGTTAAGTTTTAACTTAGACTGTTCTAATAGTGCTGAGTTTTTTGACTTATGGGAATGGTATTATGATACAGATGAAATATACAATCTACCTGCACAGTTAGATTGTCATGTATTTGATGCTTGCTTAGAAAAGCTAGAAAAAGAAAACAAGATTGTTGGTCAGAGTATTAGTCCAAAAGGTATTAGCAAAGGACACTTTGATTCAGCATTTAAAAATCACATGTGTCATTACAAAGGCACACGAAAAGAACAACGCGATGTTTATTTTATTAAAGCAACAAAGAAAAAGAAATGAAAATAGTATTAACAGGACATAAAGGATTTATTGGTAGTCATTATTATAACTATGTAAAAGATACTGGCGAAGTATTTCCATATGATCAAAAAGACGGAAATATTAAAAACCTAAGGTATTCTGGTGTAACTAGTTCAATGCCTGATTGTGATGTTGTAGTACATCTTGCAGCAACTAATGGTACTCGACTATTTTATGAACAGCCTACTGATGTATTGATTAATAATACATTGCCTACAATAAACTTAATCGAACGTTATAGAGATACAAACACCAAGTTTGTGTTTGCAAGTACATGTGAAATATTTAACGGAGCAATAGATGAAGGTTATTACCCTGTGCCAACTGATGAGCAAGTACCAGTTGTGTTTAACGACATTACGAATCCAAGATGGAGTTATAGTATTCCGAAAGCTCTTGGCGAAAACCTAGTAGCAAACAGTGGATTGGAATATCTTATCATACGCTACTTTAACGTGTATGGACCAGGACAGATAGATCATTTTATCAACGAGTTTGTAGAACGTTGTAAAGCAGGAGAATATTATATCAAAGGCGATGATACCCGTAGCTTCTGTTATGTAGACGATGCTGTAAAAATGACAGATATACTTGTGCGCAATCACAGCAACAAAACTGTAAACGTTGGCAGTCAATACGAAGTTAAAATAAAGCTAGTAGCCAAACTAATAATGGGCATAATGGGTATCAATCCAGATAAACTTGAAGTACGCCCTGGACCTGTTGGTAGTGCAAAACGCCGTTGCCCAGATACAACACTTGTTAGAACGCTAACAGAGTTTGATGATTATACACCTTTGCAAGACGGTTTGAGAAAGACAGTGGAAAGTTTATTATGAAGATAGGTATTATAGGTATGGGCGCGGTAGGCAGTGCCAATTATTCAGGGTTTAGTATGCTAGGACATGACCTAGTTACACATGATACAAAACTTGACACAACAATCAACGAAGTCTTGGATGCCGAAATAGCATTTCTATGTGTGCCTACTCCTCAAGCTGCTGATGGAAGTTGTGATACAAGTATATTAGAATCAGTAATAAAAGAACTCAATCTTTATTCTTACAAAGGTATTATTGCAATACGTAGTACAGTTGTTCCAGGATTTACACAACGCATGATAGATACATATAGAAATCTTACTATATGTTTTGTGCCAGAGTTTTTACGTGAACGTTGTGCAGCAGAAGATTTTATTAACAATCATAAGTTGCTTGCAATTGGCACACATGATATTTGGGTGTATCGTAAACTTGTAAAAGCACACGGCGAGTTACCAGAACACACAGAACACCTAACGCCTAATGAAGCAGAAGTTTTAAAATATTATAACAATGTGTACGCTGCTTTGCGTGTCACATTTGCAAATGTTATGTACGAAATTTGTGAAAAGTTAGATTGCGATTATACTACGATTAAAAATGCCTATATCAAAACGGGCAAAGCTACTGATATGTATTTAGATGTAAATCCCAATCTTAGAGGGTATGGTGGTATGTGCTTGCCTAAAGATACACAAGCAATAGCATCTTTATTAAAGCAACTAAACTTAGACTTTGAACTGATTAACAGTGTGCATACTGATAATGAAAAGTTTAAGAAAACAGTATTCAATGGAATGAGAAGTTAATGAAATCCTATTCTCAATCATGTCAAGATTTATTTGCATTAAACATATGCACTACAAAATCTTATATCGAAATCGGCGCCAAAAAACCTGTAAAGTTTAACAACACATACGAGTTAGAAAACAACAACTTTCAAGGTTTTAGTATTGAGCTTTCACAAAAACACTTACCAGATTGGCAAGCAGAATCTAGAAACAATAAATGTTATTTTGAAAATGCACTAACTTTTGATTATCAAAAAGCAATACAAGAAAATAATATGAATATGCATGTAGGATATTTGAGCTGTGATATCGAACCTGCTGCAAATACATTTCGAGCATTACAACGAGTAATAAGTCAAGGCGTTACATTTGACTGTATAACATTTGAACACGATGAGTATCAAGAAGGCAGCAAATATAATCTACTTGCAAAAGAGTTTATGGTTAGCAATGGATACAAAGTTGCAGTTGATCAAGTATTCATAAATGACGAACCTGAAAAAATATACGAAACGTGGTTTGTAAATAAAAATATTAACTACGAACAAATAACATATGCCACTTTTTTAGAACAGAATAAAACTATCATATAAGTACTATTATGAAAACAGTATTAGTTACAGGCGGGTTCGACCCACTTCACAGCGGTCATATTGAATATTTTAAAGCAGCAAAACAGTTGGGCGATAAACTAGTTGTAGGATTAAACAGCGATACATGGCTTGTGAATAAAAAAGGCAGGCCGTTTATGCCTTTTCACGAACGTGCTGCAATAGTAAAAGAACTTGCTTGTGTTGATGAAGTTATACTTGTTAAAGACGACGACACAGGCGGCACAACACAAGCTATTGGTTATTTGCTTGCCACACACAGAGGCAAGTTGATTGTCGCCAACGGAGGCGATAGAGTTGATGGTAGCATACCAGAACAAGCAACATACGGCAATCATCCTGATGTAGAATTTGTATTTGGTGTTGGCGGTGAGGACAAGAAAAACAGTAGCAGTTGGATACTAAAAGAATGGAGCCAACCTACTACAGAACGTGCTTGGGGCAGATACACTGTGCTAGACAAGGGCGATGGCTGGCAAGTAAAACAACTAGAGTTTGATGCAGGTAAAGCATTAAGCGACCAACGGCATTTTACACGTTCGGAACATTGGCATGTAGTTGAAGGTAATGTAGAGATTACACTACAGTATGACGGCGAAGAAAAGCACACATATGTTGTTGGCCAAGGTCACAGTTTAGATATACCTGCACTTTGCTGGCATAAAGCAGTTAACAATGACGAAAAGACAGTTCGTGTAATAGAAGTATGGTTAGGTAACGAATTAACGGAGAAAGATATTGAGCGAAGAGATTAAAATAGATCAACCTATTGAACCATTAAAAATATTTGTAGGTTGGGATAGCAGAGAAGATATTGCATACCAAGTGTGTAAAAGCAGTATTGAACAACTTGCTAGTGTTCCTGTTGAAGTTATACCATTGAAGCAAAAAGAACTTCGTAAGCATAAAGTATATACTAGACCAGTAGATGCGTTAGCAAGTACAGAATTTACATTTACAAGATTTCTTATTCCGCATTTAACCGAGTATAAAGGTTGGGCATTGTTTATTGACTGTGACTTTGTTGCTCTCGAAGATGTTAAACTATTGTTTGACCAAGTTGATGACAAATATGCTGTGATGTGCGCTCAACATGATTACACTCCAAAAGAAACTGTAAAAATGGACGGACAAGTTCAGCATATATATCCACGTAAAAACTGGAGTAGTATGATGCTTATTAACTGTGGGCATCCTAGCAATGCAAGTATAACAGCCGAACAAGTAAACAATGTACATAAAACTGGAGCATACTTTCATAGATTTAGTTGGCTAGACGATACAGAAATTGGAGAACTAAGTCACGAATGGAACTGGTTAGTAGGATGGTACAAAGAACCAGAGGATGGATCTCCAAAGTTTTTACACTACACAGAAGGTGGCCCTTGGTTTAAACAATATGAATCTTGCGAATATGCAAGTGAATGGTATAATGCAAAAAGTCGTATGCATGAAGAAATAATCGAAAGTCAAAAAAAAAGATCGGTGATTTAAGATTTAGAGATAGAAAAATAGACGACTTAGATTATCCAAAATATCTTATTGATTATTTTAATGCAACAGTACA